CAGTGGATCCAGAAGATCCAGAACCAGCATTTTACTTGCCTGTAATTCCTTGGGTATTGGTAAATGGTGTCAAAGGTATTGCAGTTGGTTTTGCAACTGATATATTACCAAGACATCCAAAGTCCTTACAAAAGATGTGTGTTGATTATGCAAATGGAAAGAGTATTGATAAGAAAATAGTCAAGCCTCACTTCCCACACTTCAGTGGTAACATTGCACGGGATGAGAATGGTACTTGGTATTGTGAAGGGAAATTTGATAATCCAACTAAAACTAAAATGAATATCACTGAAGTTCCTATAGGATACACACGTGAGACATATGTACAAGTTTTAGATAAACTTGAGCAGGATGGTAAGATTGTTTCTTATACTGACAAATGTAATAAGTCTGGATTTAAATTTACGATACAACTTCGTAGAGCAACAACATTGTCAGAAGCACAATTGATTCGTATGTTCAAGTTGAAGAAAAACTTGAAAGAAAACTTAACAGTGATTGATCAAAATGGTCAACTGCAAGTATATAAAAACGTGAATGAAATTATTAAAGATTTCGTAGACTATCGTATTAGCAAATATAAAGATCGTTATGACTTATTAATTGCTAATGGTCAAGTTAGATTAGACCTACTTAGAGCGAAGATTGAATTCATTAAAATGGTTCTTGATAGTACACTCAAATTCAAAGGAAAGACAAAGGCTAAAATTCGTACAATGTTGTCTAAATACTTTGATAAAGAGACTATCGAGATTTTGATTAAGATGCCTATCTATTCATTATGTAAAGATGAACTTGATAAGGTGGTTGCTGAGGGTAAAGAACTTACCAAGCAAATTAGAAAATGGAGAAAGGTAGATATGACTGAACAATATATTCAGGAAGTGGGGTCGTTATGATTTTAGTAGATTGGTCACAAGTGACGATTTCGAATTTGATGGTACACGCTAAGACACAATCAGATATTGATGAAAATATGTTACGACACATGGTGTTGAACTCGTTAAGAAATTTTAGGTCGATGTATAGTTCTAAGTATGGTGAGTTAGTGATTGCTTGTGACTCTAGACATTATTGGAGACGTGACGTATTCCCTCAGTATAAAGCACTTCGTAAGAAGGCAAGAGATGAATCAAAATATGATTGGAATGCTATATTTAAAATTTTAGATAAATTGAAGAATGAAATTAGAGAGACTTTTCCATATCGTATGATTGAGATTGGTGGTGCAGAAGCAGATGATGTAATTGGTATCATTGCCAAATACAAACACGCTGAAGAACCAGTGATGATAATCTCTGCTGATAAAGACTTTATACAACTACACAAATATAGAGGTGTAAAACAGTATAGTCCAATGCAGAAGAAGATGGTTAGACACGTTAATCCAATTGCATATAAGACAGAACATATCATTAGAGGTGACCGTGGTGATGGTATACCAAACTTCTTATCTGCTGATAAAGACCTTGTTGATGGTATTCGACAAAGACCTATCAGTCAGAAGAAATTGGATATTTGGTTAACACAGAAACCAGAAGAGATTTGTGAAACGGCAGAAATGGGTGAACGTTGGGAGAGAAACTCTAGACTAGTAGACCTCGATAGAATACCAGAAGATATAGTTGAATCTGTGCTTCTGGAGTATGATAAACCAATTGATGGTAAACGTTCTAAATTGATGAAGTATTTCATGAAACACAGAATGAGATTATTAGCAGAAAGTATAGGAGATTTTTAATGAGAAAAACAGTGTTAAATATTTTAGATGAGATAGGGGAGTCTAAATCAAGACTCCACAAAGAGGCAGTAATAGAAAAGTACAGAACTGATAAAGACTTTCTTGAAGTTTTAGATGGTGCTTTGAATCCCTATGTGCAATATTATATGTACAAGATACCTGATTACACACCTTATACTACCCCAGACCTTTGGATAGATGAGTCTTTTGCATTGTTGAGAAGACTATCTGAACGACACGTTACAGGACACGCTGCTCTTAACCTTGTCAAAGATATGTTGTCTGGGTTATCAGAAGATGAGGCCGAAGTGATTAAACGTGTGATTAAGAAAGACTTACGTGTTGGTGTGAATGCTAAGACAGTTAATAAAGTTATCCCAGGATTGATTCCATCATTTCCTTGTATGTTGGCATCACCATATACAAAGAAGAATCTAGATAAAATTAAGTTTCCAGCTATTGCCCAAGAGAAGTTGGATGGTATGAGAGTTAACATTATTGTAGCAAGGGGCAAAGTATCCTATCGTTCTCGTAATGGAAAATTAATAGAACTACACAGTCATTCTAATGCAATCTTTACCAATATGGCTAAAATCACTGGTGATGGTGTTTTCGATGGTGAAATGTTAGTAGAACGTGATGGTGTGATATTAGACCGTAAGACTGGGAATGGTATTTTGAATAAGTCAGTACGTAAGACTATCACTGCAGAAGAAGCAGCAATGGTTAAGTTTGTGTTATGGGATTTCATTCCAATAAAAGATTTTAAGAATAATGTATGTGCAATACCATATTACAAACGCTATAGCACATTAGTTAAGACAATGAAGTTAATGAATTCTAAGATTGTCAGTATTGTGAATACTCAACAAGCAGATAATCAACAACACGCTAACGATATATTCAATGAGTATTTGTCTAAAGGTTCAGAGGGTGTTATCTTAAAGAACTCAGAAGGACCTTGGGAAGATAAGAGAGCAACACACCAAGTTAAAATGAAAGCAGAATTAGATGCTGATTTAAAAGTTATCTCTTGGGTAGAAGGATCAGGTAGACTCGCTGGTAAGATGGGGTCATTGATTTGTGAGTCAGAAGATGGTGGTTTGAGAGTAGCAGTCGGTTCAGGGTTTAACGATGAGCAGAGAGAAAGTATTACACCAGCAGAAGTTATTGGTAAGATTATAACAGTAAAGTATAATGAGAAAATAAAGAGTAAAAGTAAAAATGAGAATTCTTTATTCTTACCTATTTTTGTTGAGTTCAGAGAGGATAAAGATATAGCTAACATTGATTCGGAGATTAAATAATGTCTAATACATACGTCATTCAATATTGGATAGAAGAAGAAGATCGTGAACACGGAATTTCACATACAGTTGATTCAACGTGGGTGGATAAAGACAGAGCAATTCATGAGGCAGGTAGAATATGGGACTTTGCAGAATTCGCTTGTGTTGAAGTAATTAGTTCTGATGACGAAGAGGGTGATGATGGTATAGTTTGTAGTATATCAGAAGATGTATTCGAAGAGATTAAAAAGACTTTTGTATTCATAGAGGATTAAAATGGGAAGCAAGCGTAAATTAAAACCTAGTAGTGGTGTTTATAATGAAATGTTATTCAATGCTTTGTTGGATGGTAAGACCTTCTATCAAATCGTTGGAGACGCATACGTAAAGGGTAGATGTGATGGTATTAAGGATATGAAATAATGAAAAAACTAGATAAGATGGTTACAATTAGAGTTGATGAAGACACTGCAGTATTACTAGAGACGTTGTGTGAGAATGAAGTTGTTAATCGTTCTACACTATTTCGTAGGATGATTAAACTCTATACATATTATCTTGAAGAAAAGAGTTCTAGAAAGGACGATACTAGAACTTGGTCTCTAGACAATTTTGATAATCCTTTCGAATGATTAAGTCATTCTTCCAAGGTGAAGACAAATCATATGCTTGGAGTATGTTATCATTTCTTACATTTCTAGTTGCTTTCCAAGCATTCTTAACACGTCAGTTTAATGATTGGTATAAAGTATTCTATGACTCATTAGAGAATAAAGACCAAGAGGCATTCTTCGAAAGTTTCATTAATAGAGGAGACTTTTTACCATACGATGTAACCACTTGGGGATTCATTCCACTTGCTGGTCTAGCAATATTAATCTTTGCATATACACAGTTCTTGGGAAATAGATATGCATTCCGTTGGCGTGAGGCAATGACTAAAGAGTATCTACCTAAATGGATGAAGATGGACTCACACACTGAGGGAGCAAGTCAACGTATACAAGAAGACACATTGAAGTTCTCAACTTACGTATGGGTATTGGGTGAAGGACTTGTTAAGGCTATAATGATATTACTATTGTTTATTCCTATTCTTTGGACGTTGAGTGAAAACTTTGATATCCCAGGATATTTGGTTTGGATTGCATTATTCGTATCTGTTGGTGGTCTAGGTGTATCAGCACTGATAGGACGTAAACTCCCAGAGTTAGAATATAATAACCAAATGGTTGAGGCAC